GTATTAGTTGAATTAAACAAGCATAATTATGATTATTGTTTAGAATTACACTTTAATAGTGCTTTAGACAGTAAAGCTAATGGTTGTGAATGTTTAATTTATAAAGGAAATGAAAAAGCTAAAGAATTATCAACTAACTTTATGGCTAGGTTGCAAAATGTATTTAGTAGTAAAGTTAGAGGAGTTATTGAAATAGGTGATAGCAAGACAAGAGGTGGATATGGTATTTGCAATTCAAAAGATACTTATGTTCTGCTTGAGCCATTTTTTGGAAGTAATGTAGATGAGAGTTTAAAATTTTCTGTTGTTAAAGATGTAGTTGAATTATTTGTTAGTTTTATAAAGGAGGTTTAAGTATGGAAAAAGAATTATTATGGAATGTGTTAGGTTACGTGGTATCATTGGTGGTTTATTTAGTTTTAAAGTGGAGATATGAGGGTAGAGAGGCTGTAAACAGAGAAGCTATCGAACAAGAAATATCTATACAAGGAAAAGGATTAGGAAATTTAAAGAAAAAAGCAGTACAAGAGTTTATATCTAAATTGCCAAAACATTTAAGAATATTTATCAATGAAAATACAATAGACGCTGTTGTTGCAGAATTACAACCACTATTCAAAAAGTTAAAAGATGGAAAAGAGTAAATTAAATTTAAGGCTTTTATCGGACGGCAAAGCAATATTGACTGATGATTATGTTTATGAGGTTAATGGCTATCCGATAAAAGTTTTTAAAGGTTTTATTACAGATGGAGCGTCTATTCCAAAAGTATTACAGTGTATTTATAATCCCTATGGAAAATGGATAAAAGGTGCGGTAATTCACGATTATCTATACTCTAAGTACAACACTACTGGGATTAATAGGAAATTAGCTGACAAGATTTTTAAGTTCATAATGTTGGAAACTGATGTAAATAAAAATACAGCTAATAAATTCTATAAAGCCGTAAGACTTTTCGGAGAAATGAGTTGGCAAGAAAAGATATACAATGAGGGGTATAAAGACCAAGCTATAATAGATAGAACAAAAGAAGCAAAAGAATACTATATGCACTGGAACAAGATTTTAAATTTATGAGGTGGTGGGTATGATTGCTTTAACGCAAGAGCATTTAGGATTTATAGGGAGTATTGTTGGATTGATTGGAGTTATAGTTGGAGTAATGTCAGCTATAGATAGAAAATTTGAGAAAAACAATACAAGACTTGAAATTATGATTGACAAAAAGCTAGACAAAATAGTGTATGAAGAACATAGAAAGTCTTTTGAAGCGTGGACGAATGAAAAGGATAAAATCCTAGAAAATAAAATAAACAAAATGGAAAATGATTTCAAAAGTGATTTACAAGAGATAAAGGCAACGCTAAAAGAGATAAATAGTCATATTCTAGGTTGTGGAAAAAGAACAAATGATAAATAAAAAATAACCAAATGGGTGGGTTTATACCTGCCCTCTTTTTTTATTGTAAAAAATTATAAAAAGATAAAAATTTTATTGACATAATGTAAACATTATGATATTATAGATATATAAAATAAAGGAGCAATAAAATGAAAAGAAAAGGTTATAAAGATATACAAAAACAAATTGAAGCAAATGAGAGGTATTTAGAAAACAATCCTGACGCTAAAGTTAAGGCTAACAGAAGTAGAGTTAAAAGCACTTGTCATAGGTTTATTAGAGAATTTGCAACAGTAAAAGAATTAAAAAATATTAAAGAATTAATAGAAACAAGGGAGGAAACAATGGAAAAAATGACAAAAGAAAAATGGGAAAAAGTGGCTGAAAAAATTAAAGGGAAAACTTATGTAAATAATGATTGTAGTTTTGGGTGGCAAGGAGAAATAAATGCTGAATGTGAAACAGAAAACCCTATCTTGTTTGGAGATATAGAAAAATGGTCGTTTCACGAAGATACTAGGTTTGTACAATGTTATGAAGAAGACGGAGAAGCAGGTTATTTATTGTTAGAAATAGAAATTAATTATGATGAAGATGATGGAGGAATGATTGTAACAATAGTGGACGCAATACATAAATGTTAAAATTAAATGATAAACTAAAAGAGAGAGGTTGAAATATACCTCTTTTTTTACTATTTATAAACAACAATAAATATGCTATAATATAAAATATACTGAATATAAAGGAGTGTTGAATTTATTTTTGTGTATTGTAAATTTAATATATTTATCTATACGAAACCATCTTTTATTAGACCAAATTACTCCAAAAATTGAAAATAGTAAAGTAAGTTTTTTGAAACAAAATAAAGGAAAGGTGATAATTATGATTAAAATATTAAATATAATACTAGCAATAGGAATTATTACACAAGGGATATTAACTTTTAAACTCCAAGGAGCATATTCAACATTCCTTTATATTCAGTATAGGTAGCAGAAATGTAGCAGAAATCATTGATATATTTCAACTATATTCTATAATAGAGTGTCTTAATCGTCTTATCCCGCCTCAGGCACCATATATTTTAGTAAGTTTTCAGAAACTTTAAAAGGTACATAAAATCGCTAATTTCTACTTATAAATTTTCAATAAGTTTTCATAAAATAATATAAAATTAAAAATTGTAGCAGAAATGTAGCAGAAAAAAATTAAACAGAGGCTGATGTTAAACCCCTGTTTTTTTATTGTTTTATAGGTTGTCAAGTATATCTAATATTTCTAATTTTTTGTCTTTCATCACGTGTGTATAAATATCCATTGTTGTAGCCATATCTGAATGTCCCATCAAGGATTGCACTATTTTTATTGCTACATCTGACTCAAATAACCTCGTTGCATAACTGTGACGTATACTATGAAAACTCCTATGCTCTAAATTTAATTTTTTACATAAAGCAGTCATTCTACGTTGTGGACGTTTTCTTTCGATAGGTTTACCCTCATCACTAAATATCAACTCATACTGTTTAGGTATACCATCTAAAATAGCTAATGCTTTATTAGGTATCGGTATTTCTCTTTTACTATTTTTAGTTTTTAAATCTTTAAATTCATAACTCAATTTACTAACACCAATATCAGTCGTTCTAACTGTTCTGTTATATTGTCTTTCAACACTTAACATTTTATCCTTAACATCAGTCCACTTTAAAGCTAAAACCTCTCCTAACCTCAATCCAGTATAAAATGTAAAATAAATCAAACAATCAACTATATCTTTTTTATTTAAAGTATTTAAAATTAATTCCTGCTCCTGCTTAGAGAAAACATTATATTTTTCTTTTTTCTTTTCTTTTTGTAAAGTAACACCTAAACAAGGATTTTTATTTAGAATACCTTGTATGATTGCAAATTTAAAACAACTATGAATTTGAACATATGTTTTTTTGATTGTGTTAGCTGAAAATTTTTCTTGTAATTCATTAAAATACATTTGTAAATCATTCAAAGTTAATTGATTGGCTCTTTTATTGGCTATATTGTAAGGCAGTATCCTCAACCTATATGCTGTTTCATATTCACAAAATGTATTATCACTAACCTCTACTTTTTTATGATTAAATATCCATTGTTTAAATAAATCACCAAAAGTTATATTTGAATTAGATAAGATATTATTTTTTGCCTCATACTTAACTTTATTCATTTTCTCCAATACAACTGATTTTTTATAACTACCAAAACTCTTTTTAATCTGCTTACCCGCACTATCAAAACCAATTGTCACAGAAGCCTTGTAATAAGGTTTTCCATTAAGAGTTGTGGTAATAATACTACCCTCACCATTAGATTTCTTTTTTTGCATCTAATTCACCTTTATAATATTTTTCTATTTTGAAATTGATGTAATCAACAATATCATTTATTATAATCTCAGCCTCATCATCATATAGCCATACCTCATCTTTACTGTTTTCATTTTTATAACCTATTATTTTTTCCATATATCCGAATATTTGATTGTATATCCATTGTGTAGTGCATTCCTCATTATCAACCATAGGCTCTAAATCATTTGTAAAAGTATAACCTCTATAAATCTTACCGACATCGAAATGTAATTTTTGATTAAATAATTTTAAATCATTTTCATTTATAGTATTGCTTTCCTTTAATTCTTTCATTAAATCGCTAATTTGTAATTCAAGGTCAAATAATTTTATTCCCAACATATGAACAGTCATAAAAAATACAGCAAACGGAATTTTAATAATACCAGTTTCGTATTTTCTAATTGATACCTCAGATTTATCTATTTGTGCAGCCAATTCTCTTTGTGTCAATCCATAAGTTGTTCTAAGTTTTCTAATCAATAATCCTAAAAAATCATTATAATTCATAACAAAACCCCCATTTTTTAATATATAGTTTATAATAACAAATTTTATGATAATAGTAAAATATATTTATAATATGGTAAATATAAATTAGATAAATATGATAAAACACTAAGCGATAAATATTAGAATTAAAAACGATAAAATACACTTGACAAATGATAAAAAATCACTATAATATAATTAAATATATAGATAAATTTTGACGATAAAATAGTAAGTTTTTAACGGAGGTAATGAAAATGCACTATAAAACATTAATAAAATATTGGAATAACGTTGAATTACAAGGATTAAAGTTAAAAAGAGCAGTAGAGATTATAAAACAACTAGAGTTATGGGAAGAAAAATGAAAATAAGAGAAAATTATGCTGAGGCAACAATAAAAGATAGAGTAACAAATATAATGGAGGTATTAAAGAAATGGCTAACAATCAAAAAATAAAAATAAAAATGCTGGAAAACAATATAAACAATTACACAGAATTAGCTAAAAAACTAAATACTAATAGACAAAATGTTTATAACAAATTAAAAAACAGAACGAAGTGGAATTACAACGATATTCAAAAATTAATAGTTTTGTTAAATCTAACACCTGATGATGTTTTTGAGATATTTTTTAACTAGGGGAGGCATTATGAATAAAACTAATGATAAGACTAACAACTATATGGGACGTGAAATTTTTATAACTGTAGATGAAAAAGGGATATACAGAGGATATGTGCAATTAGATGATAATGATGATATTTTTAGATTAGATTATGCAGAAAAAATGAAAATAGAGAGTTTAGATGACGATTGGTGTGTGGTTGTTGAGCCTATGGACGAATATACAAACAATAGAGCGTGGATAGAAAACAAATGTATGGATATAATTAATACCTTAGTTGAAGACGATTGGTATGACGATGATTATGACGATGATTATGATGATGATTGGTTTGATGATGACAATGAGGAGGACGACTATGAATAAAATAATGCTAACAGTGAAAGAAGCTAGTGCAATAACAAACATAGGGGTTGCAAGACTTAAAATGCTAATGAATGAGTATCCTGACTTTCCTTATTTAAAAGTAGGGGTCAAGTATCTTATTATTGCAGACAAATTGGTTGAATGGTTAAACAACCATAGGGGAGAAGTGTTTTAATGTACTATGACTACTTTGAGGGTTTTGATTTTTATATCGAAAAAGACGATGATAAGTTTTATATTTATATTCCAGTTGACAAAAAATACAGAACTATAGCAAAAAACTATGAATGGTATGTAACAATTAAAGATAAATTATGGTTAGCCATAGAAAGTAAAAACAATGCCCTCAACAGTGTAGTCTATGAGGCTAAAGATGTAATCTATAATCTGAGGTCACAATGGAGGTTGGACGATGAAAACTAAAGATAGAGATAAAGACACTAATGTAAAAGAAAAAGCTAATCTAAAAGAAAAACCTAATCTAAAAGAAAAAGCAGTTGAGAACAAAATAAAGAAATGGCTAAAAAATAAAGGATATTGGTTTTTCAAGGTTCACGGAAGTATATTTCAACCTGCTGGAATCCCTGACATTTTAGCTTGTATTAATGGAAAATTCGTAGCTGTTGAGGTTAAAAGGACTAAAGGTGGAATAGTATCGCCCCTGCAAAAAGCACAGATAGAAAAGATAAAAGAAAATGGTGGAATAGCTGGTGTAGCAAGTAGTATGGAGGAGTTTTTGGAGATTTTGAAAGAGGGTAGATTACTATGAAATTGTATAAATATCAACAGGAATTGATTGACAATAGTCAGAAAAATTATATATACCCTTTAGATACAGGGACAGGTAAAACTATTATCAGCATTAATCACTATTGGAAACACGCACAAGGTAAGAAATTATTGATAGTTGCACCAGCACAAAAGGTGAGAGAGGGTGGCTGGGACAGAGAAATAAATAAATTTAAGATTTATAACAAAATAGAAAACATAGATTATAAAGTGATAAGTTATAACAAATTGAAAGATGTAAATGGAAACAATATACAAGACACATTCATTGTTTTTGATGAGTGTCACTATATAAAAAACTATAAGAAGACACAGAGAAGTAAGTATGCTTTAAACTTATGTAAAAAAGCTAATGGATTTTGTTTATTGAGTGCAACACCTGCCTCTAATGGTTATCAAGACTTAGGTAATTATTTCAGTATTTTTGGTTTTTATAAGTCAGGATATGGTTATGAAAAAGAGTTTGCAGTAAAGAGATTTAACAATATTGGCTTTTGGGAGATAAGAGAGTGGAGAAACACAGATAAAATAGATGAAATGTGGAAGTCTATAAGTAGTAAAGCGTTAAAGAAAGAGGATTGTGTGGATTTACCACCTCTTGTCTTTGAGGAGTGTTATTTTGACGCAGGAAAAGAATATTTAACCATTAAAAAAGATAGATATTGGAATGGAATCTTATACGATAATACAAGTAAAGTAATTGCTGGTCTTAGACAAAGTGCAGGAATTAAAGACAAGCTAGAGTACCTTAAAGAATTTAGAGCAAATACAGACGCAAATATATTGATTTTCTATAATTTTAATAGAGAGGCAAAAGAGATTAAAAAGATAATAAAAGTGGATTATGAAGTCAGTGGTGGTGTATCTAAAATACCTAAGTTTGACGAATATGATAAATTAAAAGGCAAGACAACATTGGTACAGATACAAGCAGGTGGAGCAGGAATAGAGTTGCAATACAACACAGAGGTAATATTCTTTAGCCCTACGTGGAGTTATCAGGATTATGAGCAGGCATTAGGTAGAGCATACAGAATAGGACAAAAGAACAAAGTAACAGTTTACAAATACATAGGAAACAGAACAATAGAAGAATGTGTATATGCAAGATTGGACGAAAAACAGGATTTTGCTGAGAAATTGTTGACAGATGAGGATTTAGGAGGCACTTTTGATGATAAATGATAATGTTAGTGATAATATAATGAAAAATCGCAATAAATATATAGGTGGAAGTGATGTACCTGCTCTATTTAATGTATCAGAGCACAAAAGCTATTATGAGTTAGCAAAAGAAAAAGCAGGTTGTTTAAGAGGTACATATAAAGGTAGTGAATATACTAGATATGGACAATTATTAGAGCCTTTTATTAGAGATTATGTGAACGCTATTTATAATTTGAAGTTTAGAGAAAATACAGCGATAGATGATGTTTTAGGTTTAAGGTCAAATTGTGATGGTTTAGATAAAGAGGCTGGATTATTATTGGAAATTAAGACTAATGGTGGTAATAGAGATACCATAGAGGATTATGTTTTACAAATGCAATTATATATGTATCAGTTTAATGTTGATAAAGGATACCTAGTCCAATACAAACGTCCTGATGATTTTTATAAAGGTTTTGATTTTGAGATACATAATACTGATGATTATTTTAATTTAGAATTTGATGAGAACAGAATAATAATAAAAGAAATAGATAGAGATGATGATTTAATTAAAGAAATATTAAGAAAAGCAGAAATATTTTGGAATGATGTTGAAAGACTAAAAGCCAATCCTGAGATGAGTGAGGCTGAGTTTTACTTTAAAAATGAACTAACAGAATATAAAAATACAGTAACGAAACTAAGTAGATTAGAAAACGAATTACAAAAGTTAAAAAATATAGAAAATGAGGCTAAAGAACAGAGAGAGATTTTATATAATCTAATGCAAAAATACAACGTAAAAACTATGGAAACAGAGCATTTACAAATAACGAGAGTAAATCCAACTCAGGCTTTAACAATAGATAGTATGAAGTTAAAAGAAGAACAACCTGAGTTGATAGAAAAGTACAGTAAAGTTAGCAATAGAAAAGGGTATGTAAGAATTAAGTGTAAATAAAAATTATAGGAGGTAATAAAATGCTAGTAAAAATTAATAATAATGATGTGATGGTTAAGGAATTTCAAGGACAAAGAGTAGTAACAGCGTGGGATATAGCGAAAGTTCATAATAGAGAAGTTAAAAGAATTAACGAAATTTTTAAAAACAATATAGATAAATTTATATTAAAAGAAGATTATTTCCTTTTAAACCCAATAGAATTTTCTGAGTCGTTTAAAACGGTTCAGGATTTTATACCTAATAATGTTAAAGAAATACCATTATTTACTGAAAGTGGTTATCTAATGTTAGTAAAAACATTTACAGATGATTTAAGTTGGAAAGTGCAAAGAGAATTAATAAAAGGATATTTCATAGCAAAAGAAATGGTTAGACCACTAACACCAGCAGAGCAACTATTAGCACAAGCACAATTGATGGTGAATATGGAAAATAGATTAAATATATTGGAAAAGAATAATGCTAGACTAGAGAATAATCTAAGAAGAACAATCACAAATGAATATTTTACTGTTATAGGATACGCTAACTTTAGAGGTATAAATGCTAACACATATAATAGTAGTGCTATTGGAAGAAAAGCAACTAAATTATGTAAAGATTGTGGATTAGCCATAGGAAGTGTAATTGATAGTAAATATGGAACAATAAATACATATCCATTGGACGTCTTAGATGAGATTTTTGGAGTAATGAATTAGGAGGATTAAAATGATATTACCAAAAAATGAACCAAAAAAAGCAGATGTAACACCAAAGAATATACTTATATGGGGTGAATCTATGTCTGGAAAGACTTATTTAGCTAAACAGTTTGAAAGTCCTTTGATTATCAACACAGATGGAAATGCAAGTAAAATAACAACACCTAGCGTATTTATTAAAAATTTCACTGAATTTAAAGAAGTTATAGAAGAACTAGAAAAAGGTAAACATACCTTTAAAACACTAATAATAGATTTAATTGATGACTTGGAAACAATGGTTATAAATCATATTTGTAGTCTAGCAAAAGTTGAGAGTTTAGCAGATATTGCTTTCGGTAAAGGCTTTAATACATTTAATTCTATATGGAAAAACTTAATGATGACTTTAACTCAAATGAATCTGAATGTAATCTTTATATCGCATATAGTTGAGAAAATTGACGGACAATCTAGTTATCAAGCACCTGCATTATCTCAAAAGTGCCTAAATGCCTGTATGGGACGTTGTGATATAGTTATAAAAACACAAAAGATAGGCAATAACTACATTAGATTATGCACTAGCAAAAGAGAAGCATACAAAGAAGAAGACATAACAGATGAAAATGTATTGAAAATATTGAAAACAATAAAAAATATATTTAGTAAATAAAGGGTGTAAAAGCCCTTTTTATATTAAAAAATATTTGAAAAAAGTATTGCATTAATCAAAAAAGTATGATATAATAATTATATAACAAAGGAGGTGAAAAGATGAGTAAAAAGCCGAAAAAACCAAAGAAAGGAGGTATAAATAAAAAAGAGCTACTACAATTGATAATCTTAATACTCGAACTGCTGGTCGTGGTTATAGAGTTGATAAAGATAATCATAGAGTAATAGCAAAGTGGTTGAGGGATAACAACCCTCCCTACTTTAAAACATTATAACAATTTTTACTCATTAAATCAATGAAAAATATATCAATCTTAACATTATCAATAATAATCTCAATACTTATATTAGTGAATTTTTATTTTAAAAGTATTGTATTAGCTATAATAACATTAATATTATGTATTTACAATTTAATAAGATGGTTTAAAGAAAGGAAACGTTATGACTAGGGGTGGAAAAAGAGAGGGTGCTGGAAGAAAAAAACTAAATGAAGAAAAGAAAAAAATTACAAAATCATTTAGAATAAATCAAGAACTTTTAATCAAAATAGAAAAAAAATTTCCAAACTTAACCCTATCCAGCATAATAGAAAAAGCATTAATTGAATATGTAGAAAAGAAATAATTTAGAAAAACATAAGAGGTACATCAGAAATGGTGTACTTTTTTATTTATTAGAAAAGTATAAGTTTAAAGAGGAAGACATAAAAGATAAAAAAGTATTGAAAACTATAAAAAATGTATTTCAAAAATAAAGGGTATAAAAACCCTTTTTTATTATATTTGGTCAAAATTAACGTAAAAATATTAAAAAAAATAGATAAATTTTACTTGACATTTATATAAATATGATTATAATATAAATAAATAATTTTGAACAAAAAAATAAATACTTTTGACCAAAAATAAAAAACGGAGGTATAAACAATGAGTTTAGCAGATATTTTTAAAGAATTAGAAACAACAGATTTTACAACAGAGAAAAAGGATTTTAGTTTAAAAGATGGTACGTACGATGGAATAATTGAAAAGTTAGAGTTTAAGACTAATGCAAAGGGTACGCAATGGTTTAGTTTTACAGTGAATTTAATAGCAGAAAATAAAAAGTATTTTGCGAATTTGTTTATGACAGAAAAGACAGCAAAGTGGAATTTAACTAAATTTAGAGACATTATTAAAAGTTTGACAGGGGAGACCTTAACAGCAGAGGATTTTGTGAATGAGGTTGCATTAGCACAAAGGTTAGACGCAGAAATTGTTGGTAAAGAGGTAACATTAGTTTTAGAAACAAACAAGAATGGTTTTCAAAACTTTAAATTTGAGACTGACGAAATGCCATTTTAATTGATGTAATTAGGTACGAGGGGTGTAATAGCCCCTCACTTTAAACAAAGGGAGGTATAAAAAAATGACAGGGTTTTTCGATTTTGAGGTGTTTAAAAAGGATTGGTTAGTAGTTTTTATAGGACAAGATGATAGTGAAATAGTTGTTTGGAATGACCCTGCAATTTTAAGAAAAGCATTAGAAAAATTTGATTGCCTTGTGGGGTTTAACAATTATTTTTATGATGACTTTATTTTAACAGGAATAATGAGTGGATACAACAATTATGAGGTTTGGAAACTATCAAATACTATTGTAAATGGTGGAAATATACCAAGTGATATAAGAGCAACAGCAACAAAATTACCAACACTGGACACAAAACAAGAATTAGACCCTAGGTTGAGTTTGAAAGTAATTGAAGCTAATTTAGGAATGAATATTTTTGAAACACCTGTATCATTCAACATTGATAGAGAATTGACTGACAGTGAAGTAGATACAGTAATAGAGTATTGTAGACACGACGTAGAAACAACTAAAAAATTATTTTTATTAAGAAAAGACTATTTTGAGAGCAAATTTGATATATGTAGTGAGTTTAAATTAGACAAGCTAGATGTTAGAAAAACAAGAGCAAATTTAGCAAGTAAAGTTTTGAAATGCAGTAAGGATAGATTACCTGCTGGAGTATTAGACAATGATGATAGATTAGATATAACAATAGTAGATGAGTTAAGAACAGAAAATATACCCAATGAGATTTTGAATTTTTACAAGAATATTAGACAACGTTTTGAAGACGGAGAAAGTTTTGAGAGTTTAGAAAAGGAAAAGCTAGTATATACACTAGCAGGGGTGGAGCATACATACGCATTTGGTGGATTACACGGAGCAAGAGAAAACTATGCTTTCGAGGGTAAAATGCTAAATGTTGATGTTGGAAGTTATTATCCAACTATGATGATTAACTTTGGATTTATGAGTAGAGCAAGTGAACATCCTAATTTATATAAAAATTTATATGATACAAGAATGGAATATAAAGCAAAAAAAGATAACAAGCAACAAATATATAAGATACTGCTTAATAGTACGTTTGGTGCTTTAAAGTCAGAGTTTAATGATTTATTTGACCCAGTTATGAGCAACAATATTTGTGTTAATGGACAATTAATCTTAACAGATTTGATTATGAGTTTAAGACCTTACGCAGAATTGGTACAATCTAACACAGATGGAATATTGATTAAATATAAAGATAAAGATTTAGAAAAGATAAAAGAAATTTGTAAAGAATGGGAATTAAATTATAGATTGAAGCTAGATTACGAATATGTTACTAAAATAGTACAACGTGATGTAAATAACTACATTTTAAAGACAGAAGATGGAAAAATTAAAGGTAAAGGTATATTTGCTAACCACAATGGTGGAAATTTTGAAAAGAATAATTTAACACTGATAGATATAGCTTTAAAAGAATATTACATAAATAATAAAGAAGTAAGAGAAACAATAACAGAAATGATAGAAAAAAATAATGTAATACCTATGCAACAAATAGCAAAGATGGGTGGAACATACGATTTAATGGAACACAACGGACAAGAAGTGCAAAAAGTAAATAGAATATTTGCAACTTGGGATAACAAGTATGGAGCAATAAATAAAGTAAAAAATAAAGATGGCGTTAAGAAATATACAAAAATAGCCAATTCATCGGATAAAGTATATATAAATAATGATACAATAGATAAAACAGATACAAAATTAATAGACATAGATTATTATGTTCGGTTAGTGGAAAAAAACAAATTCATAGATGAAAGATACAGTTTATTTTGATTATTTTGTTAATATACGGAGGTATATACAATGGAAAAATATATAGAATTACAAGCAGGAACAAAAGTGCCTAAGGAAAAATTAGATACATTTGTTACAGAAATAGAGAAAATAATGGACGGAGCATTACTTTTAGATGAGGATACAGTTGTACTAGATTTCGATAACGTTGGAGATGTGTGGAAAGATGTGCTAAACCTATATCCAACAAGATGTATAAAAACAACACGTGGAGCACATTTATATTATAAAAGACCTGCAAACAAAAGGATAAATAATGCTACAAATGCAAGGACTTATATAGGTTTACAGGCGGATTATAAGACGGGATTTAACAATAAGAAATCCTTAGTAACAGTAAAGCAAAATGGTGTGATGAGAGAAGTTTTAAATGATACTCCACTTGACAATTTACCTGAACTACCTATTGCTCTTTACCCAATATACAGTAAAAATACTAATATGTATGAAATGGACGATGGTGATGGTAGAAACAGTGAAATATATAGTCATATTAGAATGTTAAAAGACAATAAAGTAGAAGACAGTGATATAGGAAAATTTGCTAATTTTATTAATACAAAAGTATTTAAGAAACCACTAGAGCCACAAGAGTTAATGAATACGATAGCAAGTGCTGTAAATGCTGAAAGTAACAACAATGAGATTGATATATTCACAATAGATAAAAAAGGTAATCAAAAACTTGACGAGAAAAAATTAGCTGTATGGAGCATAAATGAGTTAGATTTACATTACTACGCAGGACACATACATTTTATAAATGAAGAAAAGACTAGATTTTTTAAAAGTGATATGGCTAATAAAACTCTAATGGCAGAAATACAAAAAAGATTAATTAAAAAAGGATTAAACATAACAATAAAACAAGCACAAGAAACAGAGGTTATAAATCAAATAAAATATGCAATGATTATAGGAGGAAAAATGAATTTAACAGACGAGATAGAAGAAAAAGTATACCCAGTACAATTTAGAAATGGTTGGGTGTTAAGTAATAATAAAGATATGTTAAAAATGTCAGGAGTGTTTACACCATTTAATATTAATGTTGACTATAATCCTGACGCAAATGATAAGAATGTAATTAATTTTATAAACTGGTTTTGTCAAAATGATAAAGAATTAATTGGATTATTTGAGGAAATATTAGGACATATATTGATGACTGAAAAATTTCCACATCACATATTCTTTTTCATTGGAAATACAGGAAACAATGGTAAATCAACAATGTTAAATATGATAGAGAATTGGACTAACAATTTACATAGTACAGTTGCATTAGAGCAATTTGAAAAACCTGAAAATATAGCACTTTTAATAGATAAACTTGTAAACTGTGGAGATGACATTAAAGCGTCTATGATTGAAGACAGTAGAGCAATGAAGACTATAACGAGTGGAAACAAAATTTTATGTAGACCATTATATGTGAATCCTTTCGAGTTTAGACCATCGGCAACATTAATATTTACTTGTAATGAGATACCATTTTTCAAGGACAAATCAGGTGGAGTGGCAAGACGTGTTGTGTGTTTTCCTTGTGACGCTCAAGTGGAAGACGGAAAAAGAGATATGGATATGGATTATAAATTATCAACTGATAGTGCAAAAAGTACATTATTAAATTTAGCATTGAATGGATTAAAAAGGATATATAATAACCACGGGCAATTAACAAAAGTGGACGCAGTAACACAAGCAACTGAAAAATACTTGTTAGAGAGTGATAATATAGCAATGTTCTTTGAAGAAAATAATGTTGATAGTATGTGTGATGATTTGGCAAATAATACATTTACAAAATTATATGTTATCTACACTGAATATTGCAAAGAAAGTGGTTATTATGCTGTCAGCAAAAAGAAATTCAGCAACAGACTTAGTGAGTTTGGTTATGAAACTTATAAGGGTGCAGGTAACACAACAAGAGTAAGAGTTATTCAAAAATAGTTATCGGTGTTATTGATTGAGTTACCGATTTAGTTATCAATAATTATCAATTTTCCTTTTAATACCAATAGATAGTTACCGATGTTATCAATTACCTCTATTCTTTTATATAAATAAATAAATAAATATATATATATATATATAGAGAGAGTTATTAACTAATCGGTAACATTGATAACTATTTGGAGATTTATATTGGTATTAAAGAGAAAAATAAGGTATTGATTGATAACGAATGATAACTAAAACGATAATTATTTGGAGATTTATATTGGTATTAAAGAGAAAAATGAATAACTGTTTGGAATATTGTATTGGAGGATATTATGAAATATAGTGTTGGAAATTATTTTGCAGATACAAAAGAGTTTGGGAAGTTTAGATATTTTATAAACCTATATGATGATTATGTGAAGTATTGTAATAAGAAGTCTTATCCTATTGTTAGTAGTGATGAGTTTATTGACAGTATTAAAGAGTATGGAGTTGTTGGAGAAGTAATACAAGGAGAGTTAGTTTTGGTATATCTAGCTGAATATAATAGAGGTATTGATAGGATAGATAAAAATGTAAATCAACCTAATCATTATGTGATTGGAGATACAGGACTTGAATGTAAAGATTTTATATCTGCTTGGGTTGGAAAAGGATATTATAGTGTTTTCTGTTTCTGTAACATAATGAAATACTTGGTAAGAGCAGAAAAGAAAAATAAGTTGGAAGACTACAAAAAAGCACTTAAATATTTAGATATGATTATTGAGTCAGGAGCAGACACAATTGTATTGGATATAGCGGATATAGGGATAGAAGACGGAACAAAAGAGTATGCTGGTGTGGAATGGAATGATATTATTTTAGAAATTACAAAAGGATTAAGTGCTAGACAGGCTTTATTATTAGATGGTGTGTTTAGAGCATTGGCAGATGAGAACTATCATTTATGTAGAATTAGATTGGCAGATTTTATAGATATGTATAAGGATACTATGGTTTGTAGACCACCTGTACCTGCTAAATAGATAAGATTATAAAGATTATGGAGGATTAAAATGTTAGATTTAGATGTAAAAGTAATAGATAATAAGTGGAGTGTGGCTAAATTTACTAAGATTGAGAATATAAAAGACAGTAATTATGTTGAGTGGAGCGATGGAGAAACTAGATTTTTTACTAACATTATATGTATAAACAAACAAGACCCTCATAAACCATTCCTTGTCTACAATAAAGATATAAATATATTGACATCTTTGGTTGCTGTGATAAATAGAGAACCTGTGGTTTGGAGAGCAAGATGTGGAAAACATTATTATTATATTGATAGCTTTGGAGATATTGATACTGCTGTTGATGTGTATTCTACCAGTGACGACACTAGATACAATTTAGGTAATTACTTTGAAACTGAAATTGAAGCTAAGAGAGTTTTAGATAGTAAAGAATGGAGAGAGTTTTGGGAGAGAGTTAGAGGAGGAGAGATTGGAAATGAATAAAATGATATTAAGTTTTATAAATAAATTTATGGTAGAACATCAAGACGAAATAGTTGAAGTAATAACAAATCCTGATGGAGATTTATCTAAACAATGGATAGAGCAAGGTAATTCTGTTAAAGAGTATTTAGGACAAGAAAATAATAACCTAAAGAATTAAAACTTTAAATTTGGCTATGCTATGACTTTTAAATAGGTATATGAGTTAATTGATGGAGGTATAAATATGAAAGTTGAATTTGATTTTAAAAAAGCAGAGAGATTAATATTAGAACATAAAGTTGATGAGATGAGTACAAGTGAATACACTCATTTAAAAACATATAGTAATAAGTTTGAGGATTATCATTTTGTTAAAAAAAGACCTGCTATTGAAAAATACAGTTGGATAGATAATAGATAAGTTGTTAAACATTAAGGAGGGTATAAAGATGATTAAGTATATTTTAGAAGTACAAACAAAAGATAGAAGCTTTAAGGCATATTTATATAGAAAAGATTATTTAGATGAGAATGAAGTTGAAGAAGAAAAGATAAGATTTTGTAAGGAACTTAGAGAGGATTACAAAAAAGCCAATAGTAATATTGAGATTATTGAAAGTAGAATAAGAGTTGATGAGTAATGATGACTATATTGTTGATATTATCTGTATTGTATGTGTTAAGTTTGGCATTAAAAGCTGAGTGTGAAAAATACGAGGAGAATAAGAAAATGAATAGATGTGAAACAAATAATAAATGTGAAACAAATAATAAACCTGAGAATTTTACTGATTTACTAAATTTACAAAAGGAATTAGATAAAAAGATTATAAATTATAGACCTAGAAAACTAAAAGATATTAAGAAAAGTTTGATAGCTGAGTGTATAGAGTTTGACGAAGAAACGATTGATAGTCATAAAACTTGGAAAACCAATAAAAGATATAAAGAAAAAGAACTTGAAGAACTAACAGATATATGGTTTTTTGTAGCACAACTGATTAATTATGCTTGTGATATTGGAGATGTGACTATAACAGAAGTGAGAAATTTAGATGTATTCTTTAAAACAGAGGATTACACTTATTTTGGAGATACAGATGTACTAACTATTATAAATGATGTAAGAACACCTAGATTTACTTATGAGTTTTTGAGAGAGTTGGTGCGTGACTTAAAGTGTTTGAGTTTGAATTATGGTTATACACACAAGGATATATTAGATTGCTATTGGACTAAATGGAATAAGAATATCAACAGAATTAATAGTGAGTGGAATTAAAAGGAGGCATATAATGATATTGCTTTTATGTATATTTTTAACCTTTTTATATGAACAAGATATAAGTTTAATACTTAGTTTGATGGCATTTATAATAGATATGTCTATATTAGAATTGGTTGAGTTTATTATTAAAAGGAGGTATAAATAAATGGAACAAAAGACGGTGTTTAAGAAAATGGAAGACATACTATATGCTTATCCTAAATATCAAAACAGAATGAGAGAAGAACAGAAGCATTTAACTAATATAGAGTTAGAGAAGTCTTATAGATTGAAAGAACTCAACAATCAAAATAGTTTTGAGTACAAGAGTGAATTAGAAAAACTTGAAGAAGCAAGAGATAGAATATATCATAATATTCAACGTTATGAAGAAATATTATTTAGAATAAATGAGGCACTAGATATGGTAAAAGGACACAAGTATTATGATTTTATCCCTATGAAATACTTTAATAAGATGAGTTATGAATCAATAGCAGAGAAGTTTGACATTAATGTTAGTAGTGTTTATAAAGCTAAGAATAAAATACTAGGTTCATTGGAGATACATTTCTTAGCACAGAAATTGATTTGCTATTGACAAATATAAGTTAGGTATTGACAAAATACAAAAAAGGAGAAAACAGGGAGAAAACAGGGATATTGTAGGGAGAATTTTTATGTGGTACTATAGTATCATAGGAAGTTTGTAAAATTCTACTGAGTGCATTTTTTTACTTTTCTCTTTGTTTAATTATATCCCTTTAAAGAAGTTGTTGAGGGCAACTATAAAACCCTCTTTTTTATTTACTATGGATTGACGAGGAGATGATAAGTATGTTGATGACAACGTGTGCTAGATGTGGAAAAAAGAAACCTACTAACATTAAATGTGAATGTAATAAGAATAGACACAAGATTTACGATAGAGAGTATAGAGATAAAGACAGTGCGGAGTTTTATAACAGTAAACAGTGGAAGTCTTTGAGAAATATATGTAAAGCAAAAGCAAAAGGATTAGACATATATGAACTAATGGTTAATCATAATTATGTTGTTGGTACTCTATCCCATCACATAGAAGAACTGAAAGATAATAAAGCAAGAGCATTAGATATTAATAATTTGATATGGATAAGTGAAAAGACTCACAACTATATCCACGCTCAATACGATAAGAGTAAAAAAGATAAACTAGATATGCAAAAGAGATTGTTTGATATACTAAATAAATATTATAGTGATGAAAGTATCATATTTAGTTTAATAGCGGGGGGTATCGATTAAAGTTTTTACATTATGTTCCGATACCGCAACTTTCCTATTTCTTAGAGAAATTGCCAACATATAGGATTTACGTGTAAATGTATTTTACTTGACAGGAGGTGTAAGATGAGTAGAAGAAAAATTATAGATATTAGTACAGGAAAAATAGGAAAAGAAAAAATAAAAGCAAGAAAAGAAGCAGAAAAGAAATTAAAAGCTGAAAGAGATGATTTAGTTGCACCTGATTGGTTGAGTGAAAATGCTAAGGCTGAATTTGATAGAGTTGTTAGTGAATGCGACAAGATTAACATTTTAGATAATTTAGATTTAGGTGTACTTGCTATATATTGTAACGCATATGATGGTTACATAGAAACAACTAAGAAACTTGAAGTTGAGGGTTTGGTTAAGAAGAAAATGACTAGAACTGGTGAATTAGAATTTATTAATCCACTTGTAAACGTGCAAGAGAAATATGTTAAATACATTATGCAATCATCATCTAAGTTAGGTTTAGCAACAACTGATAGACTTAAATTGGTTGTCCCTGTTAAAGAAGAAAAACCTGAAAATAAATTTATCACAATGCTAAAGGAAAGACAAGCATAATCTTATGGCTAAGGATAGAACAACTGCTTATGCTAAATTAGTTGTAAGTGGTAAGAAAATAACAGGGAGAAAAGAGTATTTAGCTTGTAAAAGACACCTTGAAGACCTTAAAAAGAAGAAATTTGACTATAAATTTGATGTTAAAGAGGCAGAGTTTGCTATTGATTTTGCTAATAGTTTAACAATGAAAGATGGTAAACAATTAAAGACAAGGGGTTTTCAAGAGTTTATTATTGGTAGTTTGCACGGGTGGAAAAAGAAAAAGACAGGTGATAGGCGTTTTAGAGAGGCTTATTTACAGGTTGGTAGAAGAAATGGTAAGAGTTTTTTAAGCGGAATTGAAAGTACATTGTTTAGTACGATGATTGGTGTTAAAGAACGTATATTTTGTGCGGCGACTAAACAAGACCAAGCCAATATCGTATGGGACGAAGTAAGGAATTTCATTGAAAGTGATAGAGAGTTGACTGAATTATATGTCGTTAAAGAACACGATAGAACGATTAAGAGTTCAGTTACAGGTAGTGTTATAAAAGCATTATCTAAAGATACAAAAGGAATGGACGGGTTTGGTAATGTACTTGCAATATGCGATGAGTTACACGCTCACCCAAACAATCAAATATATAAATTGCTATTTGACGGACAAGCTGACGTTGATAATGCTTTAACTTTGGCTATAACTACAGCGGGATTTAACCTGAATAGTTTTTGCTACGAGCATTATAAATTCTGTGAAAAGATTTTAGAGGGTGTTATTGAAAAAGACACTCTTTTTATTTTTATCTGTGAAATGGACGCCGATGATGATATATGGGATTGGAAAAACTGGTTAAAATCTAACCCATATTTCCTGTATGAAGAAGACGGAGTAACACCTAATAAAAAGAAAATAGATTTATTCGAGCAAAAAGCAATAGACGCTAAAGAAAAAGGTGGTGCTGAGTTAGTAAATTTCCTAACAAAACAATTAAATCGTTGGGTAACAACAGGCTCAGGACAATATATAAATCTTGAGAAACTAAAAGAATGTGAAAGCGATTTGACACTTGAGGATATGAAAGGAAAAGACTGTTATTTAGGTTTTGACTTATCTAAAGGTGGAGATTTAACAAGTATTGCGTTAGTTTTTCCACTTGAAAATGAAAAGATTTATGTATATAGCCATTCTTTTATGCCTGAGTTGAGATTAGAAGAACACAAAAAAACTGATGATGTACCTTATCAAATATGGGTTAAAAAAGGTTTGTTGACTTTGACTACTGGTGCTTTTGGAATGAAAACAGATTACAAGTATATCATATCTCATTTAAAAGAAATTATTGATAAATATGAATTGAATGTCCTTGAATGTGGATATGACGCACATAACGCAGGAAGTTTTTTAGCTGATTTGGAGTTTTTAGATTGTGATTTGACGGAGGTTAAACAATCAGCTAAGTCTTTAAATGACGCAACTGTTGATTTTGCTTTATCTGTTGAGGCATTACAGGTTATGTATGATAAGAAAAATGAATTATTAAGGTGGAGTTTAGCCAATGCAACAACTACATCTAATAGTTTTGGTGAGAAAAAAATTGATAAACAATCACAAAAAAACAGAATTGACCCAGTGGACGCTGTACTAGACGCTTGGAAAATAATGTTACTAAATAAAGAAGCAAATATAAACAATGACGAATTAGTCGACAATTGGTTAAAAGTATTTACGAAAGGAGGGTAGATGAAAAACATATTTAAGAGATTTTTTAATAAGAGTGAGAACACAACACCAATAAATACTATGAATTTCAAGGAGTTTTTTGGGATAAATATAAATGATGACTTATCTGAGATTACATATTATACCTGCTTGAAAGTTTTGAGTGAAAGTGTTGGTAAATTGTCAATTCACTTGAAAGATAATAAAAATAACAGGATAGTAGACCACGAAGCATTACAAAAATTAAAGTTTGCTCCTAACCCATTTATGACATCTACACCGATGATGACACTATTGGAAACGTGGAGAAATCATCACGGAAATGCTTATGCTTATTTGTCTTATGATAACAGTGGTAAATTGGTTGGTATATATCCTATGCACCCTCAAAATGTGAGAATTTTGATTGATAACGCTAAATTATTTAGTGGAGAAGAAAAATTATACTATGAATATACTTACAATGGAAAACAGTATGTGTTTGATAGTAAAAATGTATTGCATTTAAAAGGTGGACTAAGTAAAGACGGAATAGTTGGAGTTAGTGTTAGAGAAACCTTAGCAACTACATTGACAGGAGTAAAAGCAAGTCAAAAATACCTAAATACACTTTATGAACGTGGATTAACAGCTAAAGCGGTTTTGAAATACACTGGGGATTTAAGTAAGGAAAATCAAAAGAAAATGCTGGACGCTATGCAAGAGTTTATAAATGCTAATTCCAATCCTAGTGGTATATTTCCATTGCCTTTGGGTATGGATTTAGTACCTCTTGATTTAAAACTTAGTGATAGTCAATTTTTTGAGTTAAAGAAATACACTGCATTACAAATAGCGGGTGCTTTTGGAGTAAAACCTAATCATCTTAACGACTATGATAAATCAAGTTATTCTAACTCAGAAATGCAAAATTTAAGTTTTTATGTGGATACTCTACTTTATATTTTGAGTTTATATGAGGAGGAGTTCAACTTAAAACTCTTAACTGAAAAAGAGAGATTGAGTGGATTACATTTTGAATTTAATGTTAGTAGCATTTTGAAAGGTGATTTGAAAACACAAGCTGAGTGCATTACTAAGTTTATTCAAAGTGGAGTTTACACAATAAATGAAGCTAGGAATCTTGTAGGATTACCACCAGTAGATGGTGGAGATGTGATAGTTATGAATGGTAGTTATGTACCTTTGGAAAAATTAGGAATTGCATACGATAAAGGAGGTGGCAATGGATAAGAAGTGGTTAGAAATAAAGAATAAAGCAGATGTTACTGAAATTTATATCAATGGAGATATAGTTAGTGATAGTGATAATGATGGTTTTTATGAATTTTTTGATTTAAACAACCCGAACGTATATCCGCTAGATGTTGCAAATGCTTTAAAAGAAGCAGGAGAAGTACACGTACATATCAATAGTTATGGTGGAGATGTATTTGCAGGATTGGCAATCTCAAATATGTTAAAAAATCATAAAGCTAAAACAGTTGCTTATGTTGACGGCTTATCGGCAAGTTCAGCCTCTATAATTGCTTTTGGTTGTAACGAAATAGTGATACCTAGCAACGCTTATCTGATGATACATAGAGTTAGTTGTGGCTTGTTTGGTAATGCAGATGATTTTTTAAAACAAGTGGAAGTAATGGAAAAAATTGAAGAGGGTATTGTTGATACTTATATGGAAAAAGCTGTTGAGGGTATAACAAAAGAGCAAATATACGATTTAATGAAAGCTGAAACGTGGTTTACTGGTAAGGATTGTCTAAATTATTTTAATGTAAAAGTTAGCGATAGTCCTATTTATTTAAACAAAGTAGATACGAAACAAAAATACAATCATATTCCTGACGCTATAAAGAACAGTGTAAAGGATATGGAATTGGCTAGATTAGAAAAAATAAAAAAAGAGATAGAAATAGAGCTATCAATAGGAGGTTAAATTAATGAAAAAATCAATAGAAATGAAAAAAGAATTAGAATCAATGAGAAATGAAATAAAGGCACTTAAAGATGAGGGTAAAATTGAAGACGCTCACGCAAAATTGACTGCATTTAAAGAATTAGAAAATAAAATTAAAGAAGTGGAAACAGAGGAGGCATTAGAAGCTATGAATGAAAAAACACAAGTAAATGTTAAAAATGAAATGAACGCAAATAGATTATTTAATAGAGTTGTTTTAGGAAAACCTATAACAGATGAAGAAAGACAATTCTTAAACGCTGTAGGTACACCTGGGCAAGTTGAGGCAACTGATGGAAAAGGTGGATATTTAGTACCTGTGGAACAATTTAATCAAATAAAAGAGTTAAGAAGAAATAAAGTTGAATTAAAGACATTATGTAACGTTCAACCTGTTAAATCTTTGAGTGGAAAACAACCAATTGAAAAAAATTCTAATGGTGAATTGATAGCATTTGACGAATTAAACGCTATAACAATGAGCGACATTGATTTCGGACAAATAGAATATAAAGTGAAAGATTATGGAGATATAATCCCTGTGTCTAACACATTATTAGCTGACGAAAATGCGAATTTAACTGCTTACATTGGAAAAAGATTTGTTAAAAAAGCTATAAACACAGAAAACAAAAAGATAATTGCTGAATTAAAAACTTTAACACCAAAAGCTGTTGCTGATTACACTGGAATAAGTAAAGCATTAAACATAGATTTAGACCCAGCTATTTCAGAAAATGCTGTAATTATCACTAACCAAACAGGTTTTGATTTCTTAGATGGTTTAACAGATAAACAAAATAGACCATTACTTGAAGTAAATTTACAAAATACAACACAAAAAATCTTTAAAGGTAGAAAAATTGTGGTTGTAAGTGATGAATTATTACCAATGAATACAACTAAAGCACCTGTTTTTGTCGGAGATATGACTGAGTTTATTACATTCTTTGATAGAGAGGGGTTAGAGTTAGCTGTATCAACTGAGGCTGGATTTACTAAAAACGCTACATTTATGAGAGCGATTGAAAGATTTGATATTGCTAAAGTTGATGATAAAGCAATGGTTTACTTAGAACTTGCTACAAAATAATAAGGAGTAGTCGATATGGATAATTTTTTGACTTTAAATGAAGCTAAAAACTATCTAAGAATTGATTACGATGATGATGATTTGTGGTTGCAATCTTTATTGGTTGCAACTGTGGATTATCTAAGAGACGCCATAGATGACTTTGATATTAAAGTTGAAAAAGATAACTTTAAAAATAGGGCTAAAATAATTGCTTTGGTGTTGTTACAGGATTGGTATGACAATAGAGAACACGCTGAAAGTAAAGATTTAACCTATACTGTAAGGAGTATGATTACTCAATTACAAGTCGGTGGTAATTATGAATGATATAACGAAAAGACTAAGACATTTAGTTGAAGTTTATCAAATGAAAGTATTAGTAAATGATTTGGGAGAGAATGATACAGTACCTGAATTGTTGAAACGTGCTTACTGTGAGATATTACCACTTAATTCAACTGTCAAAAATGGAGAAGCAAATACCGAAAATAATCAACACCAATTCAAATTTACCTTTAGGAGAAAATCCATACAAGGTATAAAAAAGGATTGGTTTTTTTTATTTGAGGGTTTGAAGTATGAAGTTATCTATTTCAACAGAGATTTCAAAGACAATCAATTCATAGAAGTTTTTTGTGTAAGAACGGAGGAGTAATAATATGGATGGATTTACAATAGATGAATTAGAGCAACTTGAAAAAGAAGTTTTAAAACTTGCTAAAAAATATCCGAACGAAACTAAAAAATTTCTACAAAAACAAGGTAATAAATTAAAAAGTGTGGTTAAAAAGATTGCTAAAGCTAAAGTAAAGACTAAAACAGGCAATTATATGAGAGGTTTTAAACGTGGAAAATACTACAAGTATAACGGAGAAGATGATTGCATAAGAGTTTATAACTCAATGCCTCACGCTCATTTGATAGAAAAAGGACACATTATTAAAGATAAAACTGGTAAAGAACACGGATTTAAAAAAGGATATTTTGTCTTAGAACAAGGGCATAGAGATTACTACGATAAATTTGTAAAGTCAACCGATGAATTTGTAGATGAAGTTATTAAAAATGGAGGTTTTTAGTGATTAAACTGAGTGATATTTTGAAAGCTGTCAACTCTACACTAAATAATGCTTGTCCTGAGATTGAAATTGATAGTAAAGATTTATCTGAAAAATTTAATAGACCTAGTTTTAGAACTGAGTTGGACGGATTAAAAACAAGTGCTTTTATGACTACTTATAAGGAGCGTCACTTTACGATTAGAATTTACTTTTTTAATAGTGTTATAGGTAAAGGTAGATTAGAACGTTTGAAAATAAGTGAAAAGATAGAGGACGCTTTTTTAGGCTCATTGAAAGTCACAGATGATTTTATTATACCTGTCGATGACATTGATTTTGATGAAACAGATGACGGAGTATTAATTGCTAGTTTTGATAGCTTAACAATGGAAAAAATAGAAAATGATGTTGATGAATATATGATGGAAGAATTGGAATATCGTTTTGATAAAAAGTAGTTTGAGAGTAGTGTAAAAAAATAATGTTACGTGATAAATAGGAGGTTATAAGATATGGGATTACCTAGCATTGAAATAATTTTTAAACAATTAGCGGTAACAGCTGTTAAGAGAAGCCAATTAGGTATAGTTGGACTTATAGTAAATGAAGTTGGTAAAAATTGGACTATGAAAGAGTATAAATCAATTATTGATGTTAAAGATGATGATTATACAGCAGAAGTATTACCACTTGTAAAAGATACATTTGAATATACACCAAACAAGGTATTTGTATTCAATAAAGGTGCTGGAACACTAGCAGATACTTTAAAATTAGTGGAACAAGAGAGAATTAACTGGATTGGACTTGCTTATGATGGAGCAAGTGGAGATACAGCTACATTGGTGAGTTGGATTAAATCAGTGAGAAAAGCTGGTAAAACTTATAAAGCTGTGGTGTTTAAGGCTACAAAACCTGACAACAAAGGAATAGTAAATCTAATGAATGACAAGGTAACATTTGTTGACGCTAGAGGAGAAGTTGATGGTTGGCAATATGTACCAACAATTTTAGGAATGTTAGCAGGATTACCGATGACACGTTCAGCTACATCATTCCTTTGTGGAAATTTAAAAGAAGTTAGTATCTTTAATAAGATAAATGAAACAATAGATAAAGGTGGATTTTGCTTATATAAAGATGAGGGTGACATAAGAGTTGCTAGAGGTTGTACGTCTTTAGAAGAAATAACACAAGACGAAACAGAGGATATGAAAGACATCATTATAGTTGAAAGTATGGACTTAATGAGAGATGACATATACTCAACATTCAAAAAATGGATTGGAAAATACAAAAACAAATATGATAATCAAGTACTGTTTTTTACAGCTATAAATGCTTACTTTAAAGAACTTGAAAGAGAGGACATATTAGATAAAGAGTATGACAACTATTCACAAGTAGACGTTGAGGCACAAAGATTGGCTTGGCTTGGTGTGGGTAAAAAAGAAGTTGAAGACTATGATGATGAGAAAATCAAAAAGCTAACATTTAAGAAAAAGGTGTTTATGAAAGCTAACATCAAAATATTAAATGCTGTTGAAGACTTTAAATTTACTATCAATATGTTTTAAGGAGGTAAATGATGTTTAATAAGATGGATAAAAATAAAATAATTAGAGGTAGTTTTGGTGCGATATGGTTTAATGGAGAAGAAGTTGGTTCAGTTAAATCATTTGAAGCTAAAGTTGCTTTAGATTATGAAGACGTTGACATAATGGGAGATTTAGGAAAGCATAAAAGATATATGGGTTATGCTGGAGAGGGTACAATGACACTACATAAAATAGATAGTGCTATCGCTAAATTAATCGGTGACGCTATAAAAAGTGGTAATATGCCTGATTTCACTATTGTTGCTAAATTAGAAGACCCTAGTGCTGATGGTGCTGAAAGAGTGGAAATCACTGGAGTAACAATCAACGAACTAATGGCTATAAAGTTTGAAAACAAGACTTTGAGAGAAGAAGAAGTACCATTTGCTTTTTCAAATTATAGATTTATTGATTTAATTTAAGGAGGATATAAAAAATGGCTAAAAATATAACTTTAGAAATGTTACTTGCTAGAAAAGAGCAATCAAATAATGATAAAATGAGAATTGCATATTTTAATTCGGAAGTTTTAGGTGGAACAATAGAAGTTGTAAAACTTAAAGCTAGAGATGTATTGAAAGTAATGGATAATGCTGATGATAAATCTACTGATGGAGCATATAGAGCCAATTGTAAATTAATCTATAAACATTGTCCTTTACTACAAAAAAAGGAATTACAAGAAGCATATGAGGTTGCAGAGCCTTACGATATTGTAACACCTGTGTTTGATGAGAATTTAGGAGAAATCAATAAACTTGCTACCTTTATCTTAGGTTTATATGGACTTGCTGAAAATGAGGATATAGATGATATAAAAAACTAATATTGGGAGATGTCGATATGGCATTTCTCTCTTTTTATATTCTAAGAGGTTTTAAGTTTGATTATCTGTTGAATCTATCTTATGAAGAAAAGTTATTTATGATAGCCTCAATGGATTTAGAGATTGAAAGATTAAGTAAATCAGTATAAAAAAAGAGGAGTGACTTACCACGTTCAGGCTCATCACTCAGGGTTTTATTATTAAGAATATTATACACTATTTCTAAAGAAATGTCAAGCGAAAGGAGGGTATATTATGTCTAAAACAGTTGCTGTGATTTTAAACTTAAAAGATAAATTTACGAGTCCATTGCATAAAGTAAATGAGAAATTAGGTACAACTGAAAAAAAACTAAAACAAGCTAATAGGAGTGTTAAGAAGTTTACTAATGCAATAAAGGCAGGTATGAAATCCGTTGCTAAGTGGACTGCAATAGGTTTTGGAGCATTGACTGCGGCGGTTGGAGTATTTCTCAAACAATCAATAGACGCCGCAAAAGATAAACTAAAAGCAGATAAACTACTTGAAACGAATTTAATGAAACAAGCTAACGCAAGTAAAGAGCATATTAAAATGTTAAAAGATGAAGCTAGTGCATTGCAAGATGTTGGAGTAGTTGGAGATGATGTTGCTGTCGCTGGAGCAAGTAGATTAGCGGTTTTTAAAATGAACGCCGAACAAATTAAGAAGACAATGCCTATTTTGGACGATATGATTGCCTTTGATAAAGGTTTAAATGGAACACAGGAAGACGCCATTGCTATTGGAGAACTTTATGGAAAAGCAATTAATGGAAAAGTCAATGCTTTAAAGAAATATGGTGTTGTATTAACAGCTAATGAAGAAAAATTATTCAAGGTTATGTCAACAGAACAGAGAATTGAATTTATAAATAAAAAATTAGAGAAATCTATAGGTGGAACAAATAAAGCACTTAGAGCAACAGATGAGGGTAAAATTGTTGCAATGAAAGGTGCTTGGGGCGATATGCAGGCGGAGTTAGGTAAGAAATTAATGCCAAAACTTGGTAATCTAGCTGAGTGGTTTCATAGTAAGATACCAGCTATTCAAGATTTTATTTTAAGTTTAGCAGATAAAGTTGAAGCTATGGTGATTAAAGCTGAGCCTTACATAGTACAAACAAAAGAGTTGTTAGGTAAGATGTTTGAAAAGATAAAACCTGCCTTAGATGAGGTTTGGGATATATTACAAAAAGCTGGAAGTTTTGCCATAGATATTGCTAAAGATATAAAAGACAATTGGGATTGGATAGCCCCTATTGTAACTGGTGTTGCTGTTGCCTTTGGAGTTTATAAAACAGCTGTAATGTTAGCTAGTGCTAAAACTTTACTTTTTAACGGAATAATGGTTGTAACTAATTTTCTTTTAAATGCTAATCCGATTGGGATTGTTGTTTTAGCTATTGGTGCATTGATAGGTGGTATTGTTGCTCTTTATAAAAATTGGGATAAATTTAAAGCTAAAGTACAAGAATTATGGGCTAAATTAGATAACAACCCATTAGGAAAATTACTTAAACATATAATCAAATTTGGTAATCCTATTGGTGCAATGATTAATTTATTCTTATTTTTTAAGAGAGTTATTACCGAAAACTGGGATACTATTAAAGGTTTTGGAGAATATATATGGAATGGTTTAGTTGGTGCATTTAATTATGTAAAAGATATTATATTGGGTGTTTGTAGTATCGTTGGTGGTATTTTTACTGCTGTATGGGACGGAGTTATAAGTGCATTAGATAAATTAAAAGCTGGTTTTAATAAAGTAACTGATTTTATAACTGGAGTATTCCAATCAGCTTGGGATAGCTTAATGAAAGCATTAGATATGGTACTACACCCAATCGAAACTGCAAAAAAAGCCTTTGGCGGATTGATAGATAAGTTAAAATTTTGGAATAATACTAAGATAGAAGACAAGACTGTCAATATAAATGAGGTAAAAACTACAGATAGTATAGGTGGAAGCAATAAGAGTGGAACAACATCAACCACAACTGTTAAAAATCCACGTCACGCACTAGGGACTGCTTATTTTAAAGGTGGAGTAACTGGTATCAATGAGGGTGGAAGAAATGAAACTGCTATACTACCAGCTGGAACACAAATTTTATCTCACGAACAAGGAAAAGCTATTAATAATAAAACAACAAAGGGTATTACTATAAATATTAATGTAGATGGTAACTTTATTGGTGAAAGAGACCAAATGGAGAAATATGCTGAGTATACTGCAAATAAGATATTGTCTACATTAGGTAATATGTAGGAGGGTATGATTATGAAAATAATATTTATCGGAGAGAATGAGGGACAAATGGAAATTATAAATATTCCAGTGGTACAAGCGATTGAACCTATAACGTGTGACACAATGGACGAAGACTTTGTAACAATTGATGGTAATACATTAAATCTTATTGGAGGAAAGGGGTTAAGGAGATTTTCTTTTTCCTCTTTTTTTCCTAGTAAGTTATATAGTTTTGTTAGTTTTCTTAATTTCAGACCGCCTAAACATTACATAAAGTTTTTTGAAAAATATAGAGATTTAAAATTACCTGTAAGAGTAATCATTATAGATAAATTTAGTGTTACTTTGAATATGTTATGTAGATACAATTTTAGTTATACATTAAGGGATAGAGCAGGAGATGTACCATATACATTGGATATTACTGAATATATATTACCTGTCAATAAGACAACTGCTCCTGTTGAATCTAATAAATCTAATAATACTAATAAACCTAATAACACTAATGCTAATAATATTGATAAGAAAACTAAAATAAAGAACAAGGTTAAAGCTAATGCTAATAAAAAACCTAAAAAGTAGGTGTTTGATATGTATAAAGTGATTATAAAAGATAAAGATGTTAGTGATATTATAGGTAATTTGACGTGGAGAGATACAGTTGATACTTTGGGAGTTGAAGTTGATTTTGAATTACCGATAAATAGATACGATGAGAAATTTGAGTTTTTGTATGATATTACACTTGGCGACCCAATACAGATTTTAAATGCTAAAGGAGAAGTGTTGGTACAAGCTATCATTGTGACAGAAACACCAAATGGAAAAATAACATCATTTACGGCTTATGATATGGCTTGGTACTTGAATAAATCTACTGTAATTAAACAATTTAAAAAGATGATAGGTAATGATTGTGTTAAATCTCTATGCAGTGAAATTGGAATTAATGTAGAGGTAACTGGATTGGATACTAAAATAGATAAAATCTATAAAGATAAAGCTGTATCTGAGGTAATAAAAGATATTATAGAGCAATGCTCTCAATTTAACTCTAAGAAATTTTTTATTGAGTTTGATAAGAACAAGTTAATTGTATCACCTTATAAGAAAATAAAAGTGTTTGGTACATTTGAAATTCAAAAAGATAAATTTATCAATATCAACGAAAACATCGGAGGAGTATCACTAAGTAAATCTATCGTCGATATGAAAAACAGTGTACTTGTAATTACAGAAAATAAAGGTGCTATACGTACCATAGGAGAAGAACAAGACTCTAAAAGTATTGAAAAATATGGTAAATTACAGGAAGTAGTAACACTGGACGAAAAAGAATTTAGTAAAGCTAATCTAGTTGCAAAAAATGAATTGAAAAAACTAAATAAAATCACTGAGGACTTTAGTATTGATGTGCTTGGTGATGATAATGTTAAGAGTGGTAGAGTGATTGATATTGATTTAGCACTTTTTAATTTGAAAGGTGAATATTTGATAAAAGAGAGTAATCATACCATATCTAATCATATTCACAAGATAAGTCTTAAATTGGAGGTGTATAGTGATGAGTGATAACAAAAAAAGTTGGGACATTGCTTTAGCAGAGAAGTTTAAAGAGAGAGATAACCCATCTCACATTGGTGCTGTCTTAGGTAAGATATTGAAGCCTTTACCTAACATTTCCATTGAATTATTGAGTGGATATGGTGTTATAGACGCTGATAAAATCTATCTTTCAAATGCAATAACAAATAGATTAGAAATTGAATGTACTATGAAAAACTTTGAAAGTCAAGGTAATAAATCTAGTAATTGCACTATAGATAGTTTGAATACGACAGGTGGAGGAGAGGATAGTGCAGGACATACTAATTTAAGTATATCAGGACACAGTGGAAGTTATAAAGGAAGTACAAGTAAAACAGACAATAAAGATAAGGGTAAATTCATATTACAAACAGTTTTTAATTTAAAAGAGGGTATGTATGTACTTGTAATACCTAATGTTGAAGAAGACAAATTTTTTGTAGTTGATGTGTTTAACTACGCTCAAGAGGTGAGTTTAGAATGGCAATATTACCAAAAATAGAATTTAAAGATTATTCAAAAGACGTAATAAATGAAAGTAAAAATTCAAATGGCAAGACTTTTTTGATAGATTTTCAAAAGAAACGAATGTTAAGAAGCAACGGAAAACTAATCAAAACCGATGATGAGAGAGCAGTTAGAATGTGGATAGAGAAAGTCTTACTAACTGAAAAATATAAATGGAACATATATAAAGAGAATGGAAGCAATCAATATGGAATGACATATAAAGCAAATTTATTAGGACAACGTTTTCCAACTCCTGTATTATATTCAGAATTTGAGAGAGAACTGATTGAAACAATGAAGAAAAACAAACAAATACTAGAAATTAATATACTAGAAATAAAACTTGAAAAACATACTTTAAAAACTAAATTTGAAGTAACATTGAAAGATTTTAAGACATTTGAATGGGAGGGGTACTTATGATAATAAAAAAAGAATGGAAAAAAATATTAAGTGATATGCTCTCTAACGTTCACGATGATTATGATAAGAGTGAGGGTGGATTATTTTATGATAACCTTGCTCCTGTATCTATTGAAATGGAAGAAATAAGAGATGTATTAGATTATATCTTTTTAAACTCTTTTGCTGAAACAGCAGAGGACGAATATTTAGATAATATTTGTAAAGAGGTTGGAGTATTTAGAAAACAACCAACTAAAAGTAAAGGTAAAGTTGTTATAAAAGGTACACCTAATACTATAATCCCAGTTGGAACAAAAGTTGCTAGTGATACATACATCTACTTAACAACAGAAGAAAAAACTATTGGAGTTAGTGGAGAAGTTGAAGTAAAAATTGAAAGTGAAAAGACTGGTAAAATCTATAATCTACCTAAAAATACAATAGTGAATTTTCCAATTACGATACCCAATCTAAACGAAGTCAACAACCCTGCCGAAACAGTGGACGGATATGATGGTGAAAGTGATAACGAGTTAAGAGAGAGATACTATTTTAAAGTTAGAGAGCCTGTAACATCAGGAAATATCTATCACTATAAAAAGTGGACTATGGAAGTTGAGGGTGTTGGTGGAGTTAAAGTATTTCCACTATGGAATGGTAATGGTACTGTTAAAGTGGTTGTTGTTAATAGTGCAATAGAAGAAGCAGACGAACCTTTATTACAAAGAGTAAGAGATTATATAGAGCAAGTTAGACCCATAGGAGCAACTGTTACTGTTAAATCTGCTACACCTAAAGATATAACAATCACAGGTAAAGCTAGAATTTCTAAAAACGTTGATTTTGATAAGGTAAAAGCTGATTTTGAAAGAGATATAAAAGAATATTTTAAAAAAGTTGGGTTTAAACAAAACTATGTCAGCTACGCTCAATTAGGTAATATCCTGCTAAATGTAGAGGGGGTAAATGACTACGATAACTTGAAAATCAACACAGGAGCAATCAATATAGCTTTAGCAGAAGAAGAAATACCAAAATTAAAGCTAATTACATTGATTAAAGAGGTGGTGTAGTTGAAAGTCAAAAGATTAATGCAACATATGCCTAAATACTATAGAGATATACTTGAGATTGAAGAAGTACAAAACGCTATTGATTTACAGTTGGATGAGTTAGATATTATGTCTAATGAGGTTTTAAAACAATTCTTTATCTACACAGCAACTTGGAGTTTGCCTATATGGGAGCGTATTTTTGGACTAACTGTTGGAGATACAACAAGCAATCTTAAAGAACGGAGAGAAAATATAATATCTAAACTTAGAAGCTATGGTACAACTACAAAAGAAATGATAGCAAGGGTTGCAAAAGCATTTACCAATGGAGAGATTGAAGTTATTGAAGACAATCCTAATTATGCTTTTACTATCAAATTTACATCTATAGTAGGTGTACCACAAAATTTAGATAATTTTAAAGCTACAATAGATATTATAAAACCAGCACATTTAGCTTATACAGTTGAGTTTAGATATAACACTCACGGACAAATTAATAAACACGAGTTGAGCCATAGAGAGTTGAAAAAATATACTCATAAACAAATTTTTGATACTAGGATTTTTAACGATTAAGGAGGGTAAAGATGGCTAGAAACACAGAGTATTTAGGTTTATATCTACCTGAAGAGAGCGAATTTTATAATGTAGAAAAAGACCAAAATGAGAACTTTGAAAAGATAGATAGAAAAATAAAAGAGTTAGATACATTTGAAAAAAAGACTGGATATAACTTAGATAAAACAGATGATTATAATTTAGATAACACTAATTTATTAGGTACAGCTAAAGCATTAAAAGCATTGTATGATGATTTAACACAAAAAATTAGAAGTTTAGATTTATGCCCTTATAAGGTTGGAGATGTTTATGTTACAACTAATACAGCTAATCCAGCTGACTTATGGAGTGGTACGAGTTGGACTAAATTAGAGGGTAGATTTTTAAAAGCAACTAATAGTGGAGAAGCACCTAAAACAACGGGTGGAAGTAATGCAAAAACATTAAGTGTAGCAAATTTACCATCACATAATCACAGCATATGGATTGGCGAAAATGGTTATCATACGCACGTTCAAGACGCTCACGCCCATACACAACCAGCCCATACACACCCATTGAGGGGAGATAGAGAGAGATTTCCTTATGGTGGTAATGGTAAAGATGTACAAAACGTTGAGGGAAATCATAATGCTGTCGCTGGTACATCATATCCTGCTGGAGGAGAAAATACAGGAGTAGCACAACCTGGAATTTATGGAAATGGTAACCATACACACAATGCAAGTATAGGATATAATGGTAGCGGTAGTGCTTTTGATGTTACACCAGCCTATTATGCTGTTAATATGTGGATTAGAATTGGATAAGGAGGTAATTTATGTATTATTATGTAGATAAAATAGAGGCGATAAAAGGTAATTCATTAGTCTTAGCAACACGTACAGACAAAATTAAAAATTATAAAGAGGTGTTAGGAGAAAATGCTATTGAATACAGAGGAGATGTATTACCTTTTTATATAACATATGATAGCAAAACTAACACTATTAGAGAAGCTACTGAGGTTGAAAAAGTTAAAAGAGGACAATTAATTCTCGAAGACAATCAGATTATAATTGACAATCGAGTAATTACTTATGATAAAAACTATCAAAAAATAGTAGATGATAAGGTTGTAAATAAAACCTTAAAAGAGTTAGTTGAAGAAAATATAATTACACTAGATGACGCTAAACATCAAAAAAGACGTGTATTTAGACAAGTTTTGCTAGATAAACTATATGCAGATTTTGATTACAATGGTAAAGTATTCCAAATGGGAGAAGCTGATGAATCTAACTTTTTAAGAGTAAAATCGGCTATTGATATTGCAACAACATCTACTGATAGTAGAGCAATAATTGGTGCTATTAAATCATTAAAAGGAGATATACCTGCTGAACTTGAAAACAACATAAAGTTGATTATGAAAGATAAATCAAAACTAAGTGAATTTATACAATCTTTAAAAATCAATTGGAGATTGAAAGATAATTCAGTAAGTCAATTTACTTTTGGAGAAATCAATAATGTTTACTTACTTTGGATACTAAGAGGAACAAAAGCACAAGAAGAATATACAGCAATTGCCGAAAAAGTAATGACTTGTAATAAATTGGAAGATTTAGAGGCGATAGAGTGGAGATAAATTATTAGGGGTAGTTATTATATGGCTACCCTTTTTAAAACGCTTTAAATAGCCTCTCAGAGCGTCATTTTTTCTTAATATTATATAATCAAATAATTATATAGTATAAATATATAATAATCTTTTATATCTGTTATAAGACATAATCATAAGACTTTTATTTTAAAAATATAATTACAATATATCATAAAATGAGTATTTTTTAAATATTATATATAAAATATGTATAATAAATATGTTCTGTAATAGATGATAATATTCTTTTTATAATTATTATATTTAGCTTATTAAATATTTAGGAGGTGTAAATGAAAAAAGTTGCATTAATAATAGGACATAATAAGAGAAGTAAGGGAGCATTTTCGATGATAGTTGGAGATGAGTTTGGCTATTGGAGAAATATAGCAGAAAAGATTAAATATGAAATACCTGAGATAGTTGATATTTATGAGAGAGAGCCTAATCAAAATTATGTTAGAGAAATGAATAAAGTATTAGTTGAATTAAACAAGCATAATTATGATTATTGTTTAGAATTACACTTTAATAGTGCTTTAGACAGTAAAGCTAATGGTTG